GGAATACCAAGAACCACCCCAAAAATTAAGGAATGATCCCTACACAAAGATCGAGCGATCAATGGCTGCTCGACGTGTACGATATTCCCGCGGACGATGGTACTGGGAAGACATCCAGCACAATCATGCTGGAGGCACTTCTGTCTGGGAAGCTATTTGGCCCTAAGACTCAAGTCCTCGACCAAGATAATCCTCGATTGTCTAACGGTGAGAGGCTCTGGTCACGCATTTCGCGCAATCCAGATGGCCGCCTGAAAAGGCCCGATAGAAATATACTCCGTGCACTGTGGGTTAAACCACAATTGCTAAGGATTCACGGATTTCGTGAGACCTTTGAGAGTCTTGTTAGATCGGATCTAACAGTTTTCAATAAGTTCTCCAGAATTTGGAGAGCAGTTGATAGCTGCATCACACTCGGCCTTGATGTATGTTCAAATCGAACGCTATACTTCAAGACACGATGGTGGATCAGAATTGCAAACTCAGTTATGAGACACAATTCATACCACTACGCATGCAAGGAATGGAAAGATTTCCAGAAGTACTTGTACTTGCACTTCGGAGGGTCGGTCCAGCCAATCCCAATTTGGGATAAGAGCTGGCCACTACTTCCGACAGGGTCATGGCTGGTAAAATCACCGGATGACCTTTCTGATCGTGAAGTTGGAAGATGGAGTTGGATAATATCCGGCCGCGGGTTGCCACATGGTGACACCGTGACAGGAGAAATCGCACTCCAAAAGCATGAAGATGCTTTGTGCTTCCAAAAGCGTTCAGAGGAGACAGATCTCATTGAGTTACAATTGTACTCAGAGATCGCTGCTGAACAAGTGAAAGGCTTCGTACCCAGAGATTTCTGGGGGAAGACCTCTGGACACCAATCTGTCGGAAATTCCGCATGTTTGGAGTCCACCCGTGCTGCAGGAGGCAAAAGGACATTTGTCCTAAAAGCACTGACAGCATGGCTGAATGAAATACCTCAGTCTGACAGGGATATTACCCTGCCAACCGGAGAAAATCTCGCGGAAAGACTGGGGATTCCAAGAAGGGTAACAGTACATCCGCCTGGTATGGATAATTTATCCATAGAAAGGGCCGATGTGAAGGAGAGTACCGGTTTACTTACCGAGTCGTTCCCTCAGCAAGAAGCTGAGAGAACATCCTTCCAGTTGTTCGCATGGTCTTTCGTCAATCTCGTTGATGGAGGCTATCTGAAGCCGGACGGTTTTCCAACTGGAAAACCCATGCCGGTCGAACGGACAACCATTGGTGAGCCCGGTTTGAAAACCCGGGTGGTCACTAAGTCGATGGCTGCCATGATTACTTATGGCCAAGCCGCTGCCCATTTTATGAATGAGCTGCTCTGGCACGACCCTCGATTGAGGGCTGGTCTCAGGGCTGGTTATCAAGGATTCGAATGGCTCAAACAATTTGAGTCAGGTCAAGTCACTCCCAAATATATAATGGTTGGTGACTTTGAATCCTCGACTGACTACATAAAGCACGAGAACGGCCTCATAATTATGAATGCCCTCTTCGATAAGCTTAGAATCGAGTCCCCGTATGTTCGTGGATATTTCCACTTACTACTCTCACCAAGAACCTTCTCGAACCCTGATGGGCTCACGTTCACAACGAACGCTGGGTCCTTGATGGGAGAGCCAGGAACCAAGACACTTCTCACATTTACCGCACTTGTGGCAAATGTGAGGGCCCGGCCAGGCGAAAATCTTTTCGCCACGGCCGGAGACGACCAGATCGATGGAGACGACGATCCACAAGAGCTATTGCTCTATGCGGAAGCAACTCGAATTACGAGTATGGTCCCATCCACCGATAAGTGGGCTATCATGACCAGGGCAGTAAATTACTGCCAGGACGTGATATTGGCCAACAGGCCAAAGGAACAAGCAAAGCTTGACCTTCCAAAACTCCGTCTATGCTCAATTGAGCAGAAGCAGAATTATGGTGATGATGACACCAACCCTTCTTTCGGGAAGGCGCGGGAGATTCGAACCATTTCTAGATGGATCTCGGATGAATTCAACGGACTCTTGATTGAGTTTGTATCGCAGTTCATTCGAAATATGATACAGTACATAGAGCTGAAGCCAGAGCTATTCCTCGCCCCAGAATGGGGAGGACTCGGACTTCCTCTTGTACCACTCAAGTTCATATGGGACTATCTTCCAAATTGGAAGAGAAGCCTCATACTAGAGCGCGAGGATGGTCTACCTTCTGCCGACAGAGTTCTGCGCGGCTGGGGTAGAGCTAAAATCTTGGAAAGAGGAGGAGAGGGTGAGGATTGTAGGGGCACCACGGAGGCAGTGCTTGCCTACACTGAGCTTCTTGAGTTCGTTCCGAAGGTCACGACGGACGACCTCAGGAAGCAGTTCCCTTTGGGAACTACCTTTCCGGAAGTCAGATCAATCGCTGCACGTCAAGGAATTCTTGATGAGCAGACCTTGGTCGATGAAATCATAAAGTCCCAACAATACCAGGACTACTGGAATCCCAGTATCCCGGTTAGCCGAGGCTTTAAGTCACGGTCCTGGGCATCTCGCGATAAGACCATGAAACGCCTGTTTGACAGTTCGTTCGAACTGCGTTCAGACTTGTCGTGTCCGATTAACAATCTTCCAAATTGGAAGCCTGCGTTATTCGTGAATACGCGTGAATTGTACCTGTATACAGATAGTATGGGTATGACATCCTCACTTCCCCTTCTGGGGAAGACCGATAACGGTGCGAGGGTATTCACACACCAGAAGAACTGGCGGCTTGGTCGCGTGGGCGGCATTACCCCCCACGACTTTGGCCAAGACCAACTAGCACATGTTCGCATGTCATCTCCAATCAGAAAGAAACGGCGAATCACCGTTTCCAACCAGAAATTTGATGACAAGTAGAGTTACTTAGTCTGTAAAATCTTACTTAGACACCGCAACCTCGGGCTCAAGCCCGTCACCAAT